CGATTCTTTTGTGAGCGGATGCGGCAGATGCTTCCACCTTTGACACCCGCTCCCGCAGTTCCCCCAAATCATCCCGGAGAGACTTCATTTCCCCTTTGATTTCTGCGATCCCTTCCGCGATATTCTCGAGCTTGATTAATACTGTTGTGATTTGTGTTGTTCCCTCTTTGTTGGTATTCCTTAGGAACTGATAAACTGTGAAGGCGAAAGCCCCCACGGATATAAGGATCGGCAGATTCTCCATCGATTCTCCTTTGCTTTACGGATTTTCCGCGAGCCACTTTTGGACAGCCGGACGGAAAAGCCTCGGCACATCAGCAAGTTTCCAAGCCTCCCCGGTTTTCGGGTTGGTCTCCTTGTTTTTAATCTTCACACCATAGAATCTTCCCATTACGCGCCCTCCTGCTCTGACAGCACAGTTGCGAGGTCATCAATCGCGCCGTCCTGCACCTGCTGAGATTCCTCAAGAGCCGCCACCCGGAGTTCAAGCTCTGTCGGCTCGTGGAGGCTGATTACGACCGTCACGGTCAGGCCGTCTTCGTTTGTCTGCCGCGTGGGAGCACCGTTCAGCACAAGCCCGGTATACTCCCCCGTTACAATGTCCGCGCCGTCATCATCCGGCTGTGAAAAAGTAATTTCGCTCACGTTGTCCGCAGTACACTTTTCACAGACATACAGAGCATCAGCTTCGTTCTTGGCGGCATACACAATATGATCGAGGGTTGCACCCTCTTCAATCTGAATTTTTGTGCCGTCCTTGAAGGTCATGTGGTTCATGAGCTCCCTCCTTTTATGCTTCCTTGCCATACTTGCGGTATGACAGATTAATGTTCTCCTGTTTGATTAAGCATCTTGAGAAGCCGTTCCTCTTCCGTCTTGCTTATATCAAGCGGAACTCCCGGCTCGCCGGGATCGCCCTTTACCCCAATCTCGACGAGTCCTTTTTTCCATAGTTCCCGCAGTTCCGTTTCACTTAATTCCGGTAATTCTTGCGGTATCATACTATCCTTCTTTTTAGGGCGTTAAATAGCTATTAAGCCGAATATACAGAATAATCCTTTGCGTTGTAAAAAGTTTGGATTCTATACTGTACACCTGCGGCTACGGCCTTGTTGAAATTGTAAGTATTGATCTTTCCATCGGGTGTGATCTGTATGACAGTGGAATTCGCCCCCGATGAATTGGCCGGAGTCATCATGACATACACATATCCAAGTGGCTTAAACGCATCCGGCAAGGTTCCCAACTCGACATAGGCATTTTGCGCGCTTTGTGCCACCGATGACCCGGCATAGCTCAGTTCAACGAACCTACCAATTTTTCGAAAGGTAAACTTGTCTTGATAATATGCTATTCTCGAAAATTCCACCGAGGAATAGCGACTGTGTTTGTTGTCAACATTCGTAATAGCATCATTTAACGCCTTACCCTGAGCCGCGCTGAGGGGCTTATTCGTTGCAGTGGAAGTCAGGTTGTTCACGATGTCGGTGATATTGATCTTGGATGCAATTGCTGTCTTCGCGTCGTTGAAAAATTTGACAACTTTACCCCATGCCACAGAACCCGTATCGCCTGTCGCCGGAATTGGATAATCTTCCGTGGAAGCAGTAACCGTATCAAGGGTCAGACTGCTCATCTTGGTTGTTTGTTCGCCCGGTTTTCCCTGAGGGATAACAAAGTCAAGAACCGCCGCTGTTGCAGTGCCGCTGTTGGTGACCTGCGCCGTGTTGCCGTAAGCAGTAGTGGAGACCGTACCGACTTCGATGGTTGCGCCGGGGCCAGTAGCTCCCTGAGGGCCTTGCGCTCCCGTATCGCCCTTCGGCCCTTTGATGTTGCCAATTAATGTTCTCTTAGTAGCCATAAGCCCTCCTTACTCTCCGCCGTTGCCTGTTTCGGTTCCGGCTTCATCCCCGGTGTTATCCCCGGTATTGTCGCCCGTGTTATTGCCTGTGTTGTCACCCGTGCCCCCGGTATCCTCTCCGGTGTTTTCACCCGGGTCAGGCGTTGGCTCCGGGTCTTCCTCCGGGTCTGTATAGGTAAAGACATACTCAAGATTCCCGGAATCACTGTCATATTCAAAGTTGTCGCCTATGTCGGATGAATCATCCTCAAGGACATACAAGTTTCCCGTATCGCCCTCGACATAAAGCATATACAGACCATTAACGACCTGACTGATGCCGCTGTCACCCTTGTCGCCTTTATCGCCCTTGTCGCCCTTCAGGGCCCCGGACTGCAAAGCCGTCTGAACGGTATCCGCCACAGTTTGCGCGTTCTGCGCCGCCGTATTTGCGTTCTGTTTGGCGGTTTCGATGCTCGCGTATGTCTGCTCAACATTGCTGTTGTAAATCGCCGCGTGGTCTTCCGACTCCTTCGCCGCCGCCGCTGAAGCCACAGCCTCATCCCTTGCGTCCAAAGTTGTCTCAATGTATTCCGCGAGGTTTGCCGCGATGTCGATAGCCTGCTCAATCAGCGGGATCGTGGTCTCGGATATTACGCTGTCATCATGAAGCGGTGATTCCTCAACTTGGAGCAGGAAGTTGCAGGTTCCAATGATTTCAGATGATGTCCTCACCCTGAGCTCGCATACCACCCGGCCCGGAAGCGGAACCATCTGTTGTTCGCAGTTAAAAACTGCGGTATTCCCGGAAGTGCTTGCCGCCGCGAAGGAAAAGACATTGCCGTCCGGCTTCAAGCCGTTCATCAGAACTGCGGCGTTGCTCGGGATGTTGAAAGCCTCTGCCCCGTTGTAAAGCCGGAAGGTAAAGGCGTTGAGCTGTGCCTCATATTGGCTCACATGGATAACAGGCGGAACGCCTGACGGAACCAAATTTATATTGATTGTTTGCGCGTACATTACTCGTCACCTCCCGGATCTAAATGGTCAATTTGATTCTGCAAAGAATCGAGCTTGTCATATATGTCATCTATGGTTTCACCGACTCCCCACCAATGGCTCCCCGAGAAAATGCTGTTGTGCAAATACAACTCTTGCGCATACATATTGTCGCGGGTGATTACTGTCCCGTATTCGCTCAGGATGTCTTCCGGGTCATTGATGTCAGGCTCGCCGCCATTCCATCCAGTCCAAAAGTGATAATCCTCGTTGTCGCCGATGCCCATATCCTCGCCATCTGTTGCAAGATACTGTCCCGCATCCGTGGAGAACGTGTGAAAACCGCCAATGTATACATCTTCTTCGGAGGCGATGAACTGACCGCCCTTGGACTCAATTCGGGAGCCCGTAATCTTGGAACCTTCAATGTCGCCGGAGAACTTCGCGTTTGTCGCCGTCAATTCGCCTTTTTCGTTGACATGGAAATTTTTTCCAATATCAATCGTGCTTGCCGTGATTTTCCCGGAGAAGTTGGCCCCCGTCGCGGTCATGGTTCCGTCCTGCCGGACTTCAAACTTGCTCCCGAGCTTGATATACCCGTTGTAAATGTTCAGGCCCTGAGCCGTAAGCTGTGCAAGCACCTGCGACGGGTTCGAGGGGTTGTACAAATACAGGCCGCCATGATTGATTGCGAGAAGCATCCTCTGCGAGTTATCAAACAGCTTCAGGCCGTCCTTGTCCCATCGCCCGTATGCCTTTCCGCTACTGTCGAGGATTTCAAAAACGCCGTTCGCGTTGTTTACGCCTCCGAGAGCAAAGTGCGCATCGATTGTCCACGACTGATAATACGGCCCACGGTATCCAGTAGAGCTGAAGCCGATGCCGTTCATGTTTATGCGCAGGACATTCTTGGCGGTGTACAGGTTGTCGGTATCCAAGAAAAGAATCTCGTTTGCGAATCCCTCAGCGTTGCGGTTGATAACCACATGGCCCCGGAGCCCTGCCCCAAGAACACCCGTCGCCCGGTCGATGCTTGCGTGCATCTGAGCCGTTGTCGGGGCTTCGTCTACGCGCTCCATCTGATCCTCAATAGTCGTCGATAGCGTGGAGCGTTTATCTCCTATAGTCACGGAGTTATATCTGTCATTCAGAACATCCCACTCTGTCTTGCAAACTTTTGCTTCAGTGCTGACCCCGAGTTCTGCGAAAACAACCGTCACCGTGTCGCAGAGATTCACGCTTTGAAGGCTTTTGAACACATCTTTATATTCCGCAGTATCCGCGAGGTTGATAAACTTGACATCAATACTCACATTCGGAACCCCGATATTGTTCTTGACGATAAACCGCTGAGCATATTCCCGGAGCTGAGCCGCCGTCGGTGCATTGTCAAAGACATCTGAGAAGTCATACGGGATTGTCCGCTGATATGGGAAGTTCTGCGCGTTCGCGCTATGCACAACCTTTTCCGGCAGTGTTACAAGCTGTCCCTCAGTGCTGACCCAATACGGACACACGCCTGTATAAGTGCTTTCAATGTTCTCCTCTTGCTTAAGATCGATGATGTTCTTCCCGTAACGCAGGGTCACGCCCTTATTCTTGCCCCGGGAGCTATGGAGCTTGACGGTGTACCCGTCCCACTCGTACTCCGCGCCGTTGCCATAGACATCTATGATTGATCCCTGCCGTCCGCCCAAATACGACCGGATAGCCGCCGGGATTGGCAGGGAGAAAGAGGAGGTTGATGTGAGGTCTGTCCAAAAGGTAAAAGGACAAGCCTCCGCCGCGTTGGTCTTAAATCCGTTCAGGGCGTTCTTGATGCCCTGTGCGGAAAACGGCATCACCGGGATGTGATTGAGCTGATAGCTGATGTGTTCAGCTTCAACCTTGACAATGCCCTTGATGGGCCGCGTAATATGAGAAATCCTGAACGGCTGAAGCCCTCCGCCTTGGAAGGGCTGTACGACGATGATGTTGCTGTGCCGGATGTCCGAAAAGTGGGCCCCGTTAAGTGGATACTCCATCGTCAGGGTATACGGGCCGTTCCGCTCTTCCGTCACAACACAAGTCTTTGCATCCGAGAGCCGCCCGATGCCGTTCGATGTAAAAGCTGTTGCCGTTGAGGCAAAAAGAATCGGAATCATAGGATGTACCACCTCGGAGTAATCTGCACCTGCGAGAAGCCGCTGACGCTCAGCCTGTTTTCTCCGGGCTCGAGCTTCGGGAACTTCCCGTTGACCAATGTCACATTGTTGTTGCAGTTCGTCGCGCCCTTATACGCTTCCTGCGCCTCGCAGTCTATATCGGTATATTGGTTTGCCGTCGTTACCTTTACCGCCACGACCCCCGCAGAATTGGTGATTGTCAGGGTTCCCGTGCCGTATAAGCGGATGAGGGGCTTTGCCGGGAAGTATGTTGGATTCATGATTACGCCGCCGTTATATCCCTGAACGGCTTGCTCGCCGCTTCTGAGCCATCTCTCCGGCCTCGCGGAGAAGTTAATGACAACTCCTCCGGCTTCATCATGCGGATGTGCTACAGGGGACGCTCCGCCCTTGTAAACCGCCATTCTGTATTCATCCGGGCGGAATGTATCTTCAAGCCTGTAATATCCCTGATGCCCTAACAGGAAGCCCCGGATTCCCGCCAAAAGTGGCTCAATGTTTTCCCGGTATTGTTCCTGAATAGCAATGCAGGTATAGCTGATTCCCGCGTCTGCAGATCGGTTGTTATACTGATGCAGAACGCCATTTCT